GTGTACCATATGATTCACCAGACTCAATAGGGTCATTACCTTCATTTTCTATTTGGTTAGTACGGAAAATATGTGCTGCATCATCTAGTGACTTTTCTTTCTCATGATCTAGTTCAGCTTCTGAAAGGTTGAATATATTTTTGTATATAAAGTCTGTAGATAATATTTTCTTATCTAAGATAGAGTTAGATAATTCAACTTTAGACTTATATAATTCAACTTTTTCTTGTTCAAATACAATAGACGGACCTGTTAATTTAAGTTCAAAATCAACTAAGTCAGCATCTGTGAATCCTTGTGTGTAAAGGTGTACTAATGCGATTTTTTGTAATTCGGATACAATAGTTCGTTGTAAACGCTCAATAGTACGAGCAAATCTAATGTCTAATGCTGCTATTGTTGATTTACCTTCAAGGTTTTCATCATATCCTAAAAATGCCTTAGGAATCTTAAGTGCAGCTAACATTCGGTTCTTTAAATATTCGATGTCTTGTATACCATCATAATCAAGCCCTTTCGTAGTATCAATTTTGGTTGATGTATCATTACCTCTAACGGGGATATAAAAATCCTCAGTCATGTTTTGAACATTAAATTTGAGATTATAATCTCCAGTATTTTGATCAATATATGGAGTTTTTTTCATTTTGGAAACTGTTTTTTCCATGTATGAATCAATCTCGTTTGGAGGAATACCTCCTACATTCATATAGAAAACTCGTTTTTCAGGTGCTCTCATAATTCTGTGGATAAGCATCGCATCTTCCATCAAAATTAATTGCTTAAATACTTTACGAGCTGGCTCAAGATATGAACGGCCGTAGGGGAGATAATTAGCATCTGCTAATAGTCTAAAGTGGGCAACTTCATAATTTTCAAGTGCCATTTGGTCACTTTTTCTAGCTGTGTAGGTTTGGCTTTGGGATAAACCATTAGGGTCTAATATAAAGCGTGTATAGCTTGGGTTTTCAGGGTCAGTTCCTTCTTCCCTTACCACCTGATATACAGAAAGTGGTAATACATTATATACACCAAATTTTTCTGAAATCTGTAAGTGTAGGTAAAAATCACCATACTTACACATCTGACGAACCCATGATGGTAGGTTAAATTCGATGTTTAACACATCATAGAATAAGTTATGTAATACTCTTTTAACGTTTTCGTTAGATGATTTAATTGTTAAAACATCTCCGTATTCGTTTTTAAGGGTTGATTCTTCAGATATAATATCAAGTGCAGGAGCAATCAATGAATCATAATCCATCGCTTCATAATCACTATACAACTGGAGTCGCATAGATGAGTAATTAAGTGTTGGGTTATATTGTAGAGAAGCACCTACAGGTTTGTGTAGTCTGCTAAAACGGTCATATAGAGAATTTGATTCTAAATTCCCATACTTTTGAATACGATCAGTATCCATAATTTTAAGTTGATCACCCCCAACGTTTCGTATAACAACGTCGTTAGAAAATAATCGCCTTAATCGTGTAAATAAGCTAGTGTCTGCCATATTAATGGTTTATAGTATGTGTATAAATATCTAACCTAGAAGCCAAGAAATATCTTCATCTTTTCCCCCTACATTCATTTTATATGATTGGTGGGGGTCATTAATAGTTTTTTGAGAAAATACAGGGTTATAAGATGATTTAGAAGTATTATTAAGTATTGCTCGGGTTAAGTCTACGCCATGTTGTGCAAATTTAAGTGCCGTATCTCGCACGTAACACGCGGTTGCTAGCGACATTATTAAGTCGTCATTGTATCCCGTTTGAGCCTCAGGCCTGCCGTTTTTCCACACGAATGTGCGCAGTTCATCAAGTGTGCGTCTTGATTGGATTCTCATACTTTCTTCTTTAATGTATGCATCTAACTTAGCGATTGTTAAAGGTCGAGTACGTAAAGACATAGTAAAGCCAGGTACCATTTTAGATTTATCTATTAAATCATATCCTTTAGCAATATATGCTTCTGCGTCACGTGCAAACTTTTCATCTTTGGGGCTATAATATAAGTTTTCGTAACCCATATCAACTACCTCTTGTATAGTAGCCCATCCTATATTTGCAT